TTAGTGTCGGTTTGCTTGGCAATGATTCGATAAACCGGCCAATAGATTGGCCATCGCTCATATCTCCCATCGCGCCCTCAAGCTCCCAAGGCCAAAAGAACTGGCCACCGATCTTGAAATAGTCTTTACCTTCAACCAGACCTTCGCCTTTAGGCAGAACAGAAACCGACGAGAATTCGCCCATCTGAGACTCACTTGGCATGTCCGTGGTCATGAGGCTTGGCATGCTCTCATCGCCAAGTAAGTTTTGAATGCGCTGCTGTAATTCTGGGTTCATGGCGTACTTACCGTTACTGTCCCAACCCCGCTCGTAATCGCCACTCCGGTTGGGTAGGTTTGATGTTCGTACAGATTTCTGAACTGGTTACCATCAAACGCTTGGTGAATTGATTCGCTTGTATTAAATATTATCGCACCTGTCGCAAATTGTAACTGCGAGATCTCCGTGTTGTTGAAATGCGGCGAGATCGTAAAATCCACCGCACCTAAATTCAGCTCTAAAATCCGCACCAACCGGTTATAAGTATCGGCAGGTACGGAATCACCCATCGCAATGGGTAACCGTGTCTCAAGCAGCTTGCTCATCTTCGACCGCTAGGCTGCAAATCGACACGGGTTGAACCTAGTCGCCACTTGTAGCCTTTCGCGTTGAGCGAGCCATTATCATCGTCCGACTCGAATCGGAAAACAACCTGTCGCCCTCTCGTTCGCACACTGCTGTAAGTCGACGTCTGGGTGACTTTCGTAGTTGAATCGGTCACCAATGAGTCGCCCGGATAATTGCGACGCTTGACCACAATGTTCATTGCTGGCGTGTTTGAAACCGCAGGATCGACCACAAACTTCATATCAGGAATAATTTGCTTCATGAAGGAGAAGTTCTCGCCTGATCCGATATCGATATCCGCAGATTCGATATAAACATTGGTCATCGGATCTTCGTTATCGTCGTATCCGGTTTCATGCTCATAGATAAGGTTATTGCCAGACACCTTTGCGCACGCCAATGGCAAATCTTCAATACCGGCATCAAGCCAAGCGTAACGAGTCAAAGACCCATTCGCCCACGTTTGCTCTTGATAATTGTAAGTAACGTAACGACTGATCTCTCCGGTCCCGTCCTCGATTGATGGATAAAAGAACCAAACCTCGTTGTAACGTGAGTTCACAGACATAAACGACTTAAACGCCTGCGTTAAATCGATGTCGTTGAAAACATACTCTTGCACAGTGCAAGGCAGTCGTTGCACCGAACCGTTGTAGAAGTTGAAGCCGGTTTTGCTTGCAAAGAAGACGCCAGACGGACTATTCACGCAGGCTTTTGGCGCAATTAAACCCGCACCTTCATTGACCAAGTTGATGGCAAATGTCAAGGGTGGGCCGATAAAGTTCATCGAGTAAAGAGAGGTGTCTGTCCAGATCAAGATTTCCTGACGAGACTTCAATCCTCCAACAATAAAAGAACCGGACGATAATCGGACATCACCAGCACTGTTGGTTGCTGTTGGCTCAAAATCTAACTCATTTTCTGCATCAGAGAACGCGACCAGCATAGGATCAATCAAACCGGTTCTTACGCCGCCGCTACTTGGATCACAGCCCAGCACAACCAAATGCCTGTCCGTTTCGGAGGTAATCACTTGCAGAGCAACCGTTGGGACTTGGTTCGCGCCTGCTCTGCCTGAAAGCTCCACAGCCCGAACCGTGACGCCGTTATTTTCAATCCACTCGTAGAGGCCTGCGCCACGCGGGTTGATAATTAAATTTTCACCAAAATTATCGTGCGTCCAAAGCCTGAGCTGGTTTACGGCGGAGATGGCGCTCGCAGAGCCAAATCCACCAGCGCCCCAAGTACCGACGCCCCAACCGCTAGAACTAACATAAGTGTCAAGCCCAACATTAATTTGGTAAGCACCCACCACGCTGGCCCCGCCGTTTCCAGTGTCCGAAACGTTAGCCGTAACAGTGTTGCCGCTAGTATCCTTTGCAGTAATTTCATAGGTGTTTGTGCCGGTAACCAAAGAGATTTGATATTCCTGATTTAGCACAGTATCGGTGATATTGCCCCCGAGCGACGTCGCATCGCTGAAGGTAACGAAGTCGTTGTTGACTGCGCCGTGATCAGTGTCTGTTACAGTGATAGTAGAAGAGCCATTGGTTGCGGCAAATGTGACATCGCCTGCGGCGGTGGTAAGGCGAATCGGCGTGACATCGTTAAAAGAGTCACCTTCTTCAATGTAATACTTCCACGTCGAGCCAATGCCTAAGTAACGTGTTCCGCCGAGAGAAATCCAAGAATGAAGCGCTCGGCCAATACCTAGAAAGTATTCTGATCCAAGCTGAAGCCAGCCGCCGATTTTCTCGACGCGACCTTTACGAAACCGGATGAGGTTACCGTCTACCCAGCCGCCTTTTGCGGAGTAGTCAGTCGCCTCCTTGTTGATACCCGGCTGAAAATCAATTTGCTGAAGGGGCATTTTGCCACCCCATCAAGCAAGTCGAATAATTGCGCCGGTCGCCGTTGGGCTAGGGAATACGATTGTAAAATCGCCAGCGGTGCTGGTTTTATCCCCTCCGAAGTCAATCGCCGCAACCGATTTGTTTGCATCAGTCGAGTTATAAATTAAGCATCCGCGTGCAGTGATTGTCGCAGTACCGAAGGTCAGGTCTGCAAAGTCGCAAACTGCCGTAGTGCCTGATGTGGTAGGCGTTACACTGGTTAGGTTAGAACCACCGGCAGAATAGTTGGTGCCAGTTGCCTCTCCCGTCGTGACGTATGCGGTCGTAGTTGCGCCAAGCGTTGCGCTAGATGAATAAAGCGCCAGCTTAAATGTGTCGCCGGTTGATGCAGTAAAGTTGTGCGTTGCAACAAGCAATTCTTGCTTGAAGCTCGTGCAGATTGCTGAGGTGATGGCCATCTCTCACAGCTCCTTCATAATATCCGCCATATCTGCGTGACCGTTCTGGCGTAACAGATTTGCGAGGGTTACACGATCACTTCTGATCGCGTTCTTAATCCCTTGCAATATTATCTGATAAACATCCTGTCGGAAAGCCTCAGCTTGCTGCCGAATGTGGGGTGCAGCATTGCCGCTTATACCCACGATTTTGTTGGTTATTTGTTCAGCCCAGAACTCTGGGTCATGGCCCTTATTGTCGGTCGTGGAAACCATGACGGTTCCCAGTTTGAAGCCAATGTCATCCTTCATCATCCTTTGTACGGCTCCGGGGCTGATGGCATTTCAATGGTCTCGAAACCGTGCTTACGAGTCATTTCTCCCAGCTTGGAAATCGGGAAAACGAACCACTCCTCGTTGTGCGGCATGGCGACCAAAGGATCATCCAGTCTGTGATAACCGTACAGGCGCTCAGTCACCGGCACGTTGCTGTCGAGCAGGGATGAGCGAGGAGACGCACCAATAGCAATGCCTGCTTCGATGCACTTGCAGATCCAAAATTCTACGCAAGCCCTGCCAGCTTCAGCGAAATGCAAGTTGTGACGATAAGAAAAATCAAGGCCAAAGAGGTCAATCTGACCAACTTGGTTCCAGTATGCAAACCCAATCGCATAAGCCACCGTATTATTGAAGTACGCGCACTTTGTCGCGGTCATGACCTCAGCGAGCGGGTACTCGACGAGCGCAGGGACGCGCTCGTCCAACTCGCAGGTATAAATCGGTTTATCGAAAACCGGCAGCTCCCGCCGCATTACGTCGGTTTGGTTGCCTGCATCTTCGCTGTCGAGAAACCGGGACGCCGGGTCCATCATGAAAACGCGATCACAAGGGAAGACGGCCAGTGCGCTGTTGATGCACCATACCTCATCCCATTGCTTGCTGTTTTCTTTACCAATGACGTAATCAATCTGGCTTGCGCCAAGACCGATTAGTGCGATTTTTTTGCCTTTAAGCTCTTCAATTCTCTCCATCAAGAAACCCCTGTCCGTAATAAGTCATAGCGATACTCATCTCTCGTATCTCGACCTTCGGACAGGTTCTTCATTCTTGCGACTGCCTGCTGGAATCGAGATTCGAGACCGGCAACCACGTCTGGAGTTTCTTTAAGGAAAATAGCCGCTTCTGCTAACGTGCCGTAAAGCAGAGCATCAGGATAATCGGTTGATAGTAGCGTAGTGCCACTGTCTGAACCTGATGTGAGAGACGCTGGTTCGTACAGGTAATGAAGCTCGACGCTGTAATCAGCGTCAGGAACCGGAACTAGCTCGAAAGCAGCATCATCGAATTGGCTGTAATACTTTGGGCGACCCCGGCTTGACTGCGTTGGATCATACTCCTTCAAGAAAGAAGGGTGCTTGAAAAGCAGATAATGATACGTTCCGCTGTCGATCACGGCCAGTGAGAAAGGTGCATAAAAGTCGCTAGGCGTTGCCAAAAACCGGTTGTTGGTTGATGTCGTTGCCGTCACGTTTTTTCGCTGCTCAGATAGCTGAACTAGCTTAAATATGCGCGTTTCTGCCTCTTGAATAAACGTGTTCAGGTTGGCATTGAAAGTCGTTTCATCGACTTGCAAGTAGTCCTGTACCGCCGTCTTCAAGCTCGCTAGAGTAAAACTCATGACGTGGTTACCTCCACGGTGCCAACACTACACGTTATTCCAAAAGTTTGCAATTCTGTGCCCAAAATCCCATTTCCTACGTTGGTATAAACCGTAAAGAAATTGTTGTCGTTGCCGTCTGACGATGGGTCTGGGCGTGGATCTTTTAAGGCCTGCGGATCAACCGGGGTCGGTTTCCGCATAAGCTGAGGGTGCTTGGGCGACCATTGATCTGGTCCGACCAAATAACCATCCCACGTTTTTTTCATATCACGCAGACGATAGCGGAACCCAGTGATGTCACAGATTCCGTATGCGTGCTTGTTAGTTGCAAAGGCCATGACTAAGCGATGTTGTAGTTTCGCAGATCAGGCGCAACGCGGAAGCTCGCACGCTCCTCGTCTTGACTGAGGGCGCGGGTGAACTCCTCCTCGTACAGCCCTTTCAAGAGCTGAACTTTGTCGGGCGCTTTCTTCAAGGCCAGATAATAGGCCAAGCCTGCAACCATGCAAGGATAAAACCGGAAAGGCATTTGCAGAGTGTTCGCGCCTGCATCAGCATCGTCCATCCTCGTCAATGTATTGCAGTAAACCGTGTAAGTGCTGTTCTTGTCGGGCGCAGGCCAAACCGTAATGGTTGGGGTGATCTGCTTGTCGATGAAGAACTGATTCGGCTTGCCGGTTGTTGATTTGGTTGCCATGTGAGCGTATTCAGCACGGCTCATCCTGCTCAGCGGGATATCGGTTGCCGTGCCCTGAATCGTTTCGCGGACAAAGACATCAAGCACGTCGATTGCTGCGGTGCCGTTCGATGAATCAATATTGTAGGTAATTTGATTCAAAACCATCGGAATGCTGTTCTGCTGAATGGTCCACTGGTTCAACCCACGGTTCGCCCACTCAGCCAGCATCAGGTTCATCGAACGACGAGCCGTGCGCAGGTCGTAACCTGTGCGCAGCTCTAGTCCACATCTTTCAAACGCCTCTTCGACGTATTCCGCAACGTCAGGCTCGAAGTCTTTGCTTCCGCTAACGGCCATTTATTACCGCTCCATGCCCCTACCGCGACCTCTTGGTCCGCCGGTCATTGTTGGTCGCTTCGGCCCACGTCCGCGTCCACGTCCCATTGGAGGAGGTGTGCGTCCGCCGGTTGAGGGTCTGCCACGTCGAGGCATTGGGGGACGTGATCGTCCTCCGCCCATGCCACCCAAGCCAAGTGCATCTCGAATGCTCTGGCCCATGCTTTCTAAGCGACGAGGACCCATTCGGCCTGCATCTGGCATCGGACCCATAACCGGGGGTCGCAAACGACCGCCACCGGGTAACCGTGGTTCTGGCATCCTGCCTCCCATCGGAGGTTGAGGCATCCTGCCACCAGTCATCGGAGGACGGCGACCGGGACCTCTTTGTAAGGCGGCGCGTCTTCGCAATTCTCCGCCGGGACCAGCGCTACCAAGGCCGCCGGGACCACCGCCTAACGTGCCTGCCATCATTCTACCGCCGGGAGCGCTAGGACCTCCAGCAGTACCCCTGCCGGGAGGCATAAGAACCGAAGGCACAGGAATTTCCATTCTAGGGCCACGTCTGGGTGGTGGAGTAGGGCCAGACTGAACCGGAGGTCTACGTGTTGGCGTCGGGGCCGGTGTATTCGATGCGCCGGTCTGATCGCCATAAATACCGGTTAGCCTTTGCACTTCAGCAGGATTCTGCCCGGTTTGCTGGGCGTATTGCTGTGCGCTCGCAAGCATGCTTCGCTGCACATCGCTCAATGTCTCAGGATCGCCGGGACCTCTAACATCGCCGCCGCCCTGCTTGCGCTGGACGCGACCGTATAAACCAGAGTTACCCTTTGGCTTTGATTTCATGTGCGCCTTTTTGTTTCCGTGGCTCGCGCTGCCACCATGCTTGTATTTTTTCATGTGATCTGAGTCCTTCATGATGGTGCCATCAGGCATTTTGTGATAACCCTTCTTCATTCTAACCTCTTCTTCCGAATAAACCAGAGTTACCCGGTTTTTTGTTAATTGAACCCCCGCTCGCAGCAAAGGTTTTAACCATTGTCGGTTTGCCCCCGACGCCTTGTCGCTTCGATCTCTTCCTTCGCACTGCGCTCTGCTTCTCGCCGGAACTCATGCTGACGGCGGTCGCTAAGGGCACGCACTTTGGATAAGAGCGTCCGCTTGCTTTTTTTGACGCTTTTTTTCGGCCACATGGTTGATACTTTCCGTTCTTTTTCTTGGACCCGATATCAACCCATTTTTCTCCGAACCATTTGTCAAGTCCAGACTTAGCCACGAGGAACTCGCACTTGCTTTCGCTTGCTTTCCATCACGGCCCCGCAACCCTTGGGGTCCATATAAACCGAACCGCCCATAGACATCTTCTTAGCGCCCTTATAGGTGCCGCCCGAATTTTTGTATTCCTTGACCATCCAAGCGTTTGCATAAGCAGACGGGTAAACGTCAAACTTTTTCTTTGCCTTAGCCTTCGCCTTTTTGTACAGCGAAGGGTTGGCAACGTTCTTTGGGATGTTGTCAGCCATTATCTGCCCCTGCCTCTTCTGGCGACTGCGGTTGTTTTCTTGCCCGTCACTGCGGCTTTTGCCGCTGCTCGTTTCTCAGCCGCTGCTTTTTTTGCAGCCGCCTCTTTTGCAGCCTTATCTTTGGCCGCTTTGTCTGCTGCTGCTTTTCGCTCAGCCGCCGCCTTCCTCGCCGCTTCTTGCTCGGCTCTTACTCTAGCCAGTCGCTTGGCCTCTGCATCCTCAGCCGCTTTCTTTTCTGCTGCTTTTTTAGCTGCGGCAGCTTCTCGTGCTGCTTGTTCTTCTCTCGCTTTCTTGGCAGCTGCTTCTTTCTCTATTCTTTGCCGACGCGCAGCCTCTTCTCTTGCTTTCTTGGCAGCTGCTTCTTTCCTCGCAGCAGCTTCTCGTGCTGCTTGTTCCTCTCGCGCTTTTTTAGCAGCAGCTTCTCGTGCTGCTTGTTCCTCTCGCGCTTTTTTAGCAGCAGCTTCTTTCTCTATTCGCTGACGCCTTGCTGCCGCTTCCGCTGCGGCCTTCTTCTCTGCTTCTTTCCTCGCAGCAGCTTCTCGTGCTGCCTGTTCCTCTCTTGCTTTCTTGGCAGCAGCTTCTTTCTCTACCTGTTGCCGACGTGCCGCTTCTTCTCTCTGGGCTTTAAGCTGCGCCGCCTTTTCGGTTTCAGCTCGTTGGCGCTCAGCCTGAACTCGCGCAGCTTCTTGTCTAGCGGCTTCGGCTCTAGCGGCTTCGGCTCTAGCCGCCTCTGCTTTGGCAGCTTCCGCTCTTGCCGCTTCTTGTCTTGCAGTTTCCGCTCTTGCGGCTTCCTCAGCAGCAGCTTGTT